TTTTTTTTTTTTTGGATTAACTTCTCTTTTTGGTTGTGTTTTTTTTTTTTTTTTTTTTTTTTTTTTTTAATACCATCGAAGATGCTCTTTATCAAATGCATTTCTATATGATAGAATTGGTGGTCGTCTTTCTTTCAATAAATCTTCAAATGTTTCATTATTCTTATCAATCTTATTATTGACTTCTTTAAAATGCATTTCCATCTCATATGGATTAAGATGGAACAAGTTGAAAATCAAAGTCTTGGTGGCATATCTATCCTGAATTTTGTAATAAAATTTCCTAAATGCAGCATCCTTCATAAGAACAGACATATTTCGTGTTATCCACTGTTCACACCAAGGTGCTATCTCAAGAAGAGCCAAATTAAAAGCCATCACTATTTGGTAAGCAAATGGATTTGATTGACACATATCATATATGTTGCCTATATTACGTCCAAACTCCAAGGCCGGATTTCTAACGTCTATAGGTGTTCTACCTAATCTAGCCAAATAATCACGAGTAGGCCTAAGACATCTGACCACAGAAGTACCATCATCAAAAAGCTGTTTGACAGGCCAACGTTTGAGATAATTTATGCCATGTGGTATGTTGAAAATTTCACCATTAGGAGCTTTCCATTCACGTTTTTCAAGGTTATAATATTCATCAACAAAATTGTAAGGAATATTAGGATAGGCACAAGTGCCACATTTTTCCCATTTAATAGTCATACCAAATTGTGTGCGCGCAGATTCTTCAAAATTCTTCAAGTTTATTATCTCGCGCAAAGGGCCATTGCAGCTATGTATTTTATTGTCACCATAAGCAAGAAAGAAGAAATTTAATTTCTTCATCATATCTACGTCATGTGCTTTAGACGCTCGAACCAATGCTGATAATTCATTATAAACCAGATCAACCTTATCAAACTTTACACCCCAGTACAACATATTGTAAAAATCCAGAACTATAGCATAAGCTGAATTTCCTGGTGATGTGGGAAAAACACCAGACATCATATATCCAATAATAAGTCGCCAACCACCGTCTAACCATTCGACGACTTTTGCTGAACTGACGTCTCCAAGCCACAAAGCAAGACTATATATAAATTTATGCGTAGTTCCATCTTTATCTCCTTTCTTCATAAACCGCAATAAATACGTTATAACATATCCAAGAAGAACTCCTTTAAGAGATGAATCAAACTTCGAGTAATCATAATAATCAGTGTAAGTATAGCGTTCTAACGTTTTACATAAACGAGCGCCATCTCCTTCAAACCATTTATGCCCTATACCACTGCCAGGTCCATGCTTATACTCTTTATATGCAGCTTCACAGAAGATTTTAGTAAGCATATATTCAATAGTTCCACCAACAAAGAAGACTCTGATCTTATCTAACTCTTCTCCTTCAACTTTAGTTTCAAGCTTAGTCATAAGTAAATTTATTGCTATAGGTATAATTTTCTTAATGTCAGCTAACTTAATTTCTTTAAGTTTCTTGTCTTTTATGTACTGATATATATTGATAATGACAAGTTTGACCAATTTCATACAAACTGGTTTAGCCAATCTTTTAGTAGTAACATTAGAATATTTTATGCCTGGCATTGGGAAACCACTTTCCTCTTTAGTTGGAACATATCCACTACTAGTTTCCTCTGGCATATCGAAAATACCACGTTCAAGAGAATCCAGAACTTCTTCAATTTTTGGTATGGTTAAACATTCAGGAGAATAACCAAGATATAAGAAAGCAAGCTCAACAGCCAACTGCATCATCTGGTCATTAACTTTCAAATTACGTTGATCGCGACAAAGTCCATTTATTGATTTAGCAATGCTCTCTGGATCTCCAGCAGTAACACATGATTTCTTAAATTGATCAAGAGGATAGTCAGAAACAACTTTAAGCTTATCTTCACGTCTCCAATGTTCCAAATTATAATGCATACGACAATCACCATCTGTATCACATTTGTATTTACATTGCGGATAACTGCATCGAAATTTTCTATCGTATTGTGAATATGTTGTAATATAAGGGCTTTCTCCTCTATCAAATCCAAACAAGAGCTTATCAAGTTCAGTTTCTGACATATTAACGCATGATTGTTTAATGCACACACTTAGTACATTATAGAGTTCTAATATATATCCTGGAGTTTCAGGAACTTTTTGTATATTATATTTAGTATGAGGAATAAGCTTATTTCCTAAACTATTAACCATAGTACATCTAAGAACTTGAGAGCTAACAGTATCGTGAACTAACTCTTTAAGAAATTTCAGTTGCTTCTTTTCATTTTTAGGTTCTAATTCATAAAGTATGTCTTTTCTTCTTTTGTTTTCTTCAATAACAGTCATAAAGTCTGGATCTTGCTGAGTTTTTGGCAAGGAAACATAACTTTTCTTTCGCACACTAGTAAGAACTTTAACAGCTACCATCTTATTAAGAACTTCGAATACAGATCTATAAGCTCCTTCAAGAGAAAGATTATAAGCTGGAAATATAAGAGGAACTCTATTATCAACAGGTCTAAGGAGATTACGTTTAGGTGAAAGAATAACAAGTCCTTGACCACCAACAACTTTGAAGTCCAGAGTCAAAACCTTGGCAAAAAGACGATAATCTGGACCACCTTCTTGATATAACTTTCTAAAATGAAAATCCAGCACTCCGGGTATAAAATCTTCCTTATTTTTAAGTTTAGAAGGCCAGGAAGTCATATATATAAAAACCTCTAGCTAGGCCACGTTTAACTACGATTGCCAAGTCAGGGGAAAAATAAAAGGGAAATTTTATTAGTGAAAAAAAC